CCAACAACTTGGAGTAAATTATACAAACTTAAATAAAATGGGAAAGAGTAAATACATAGAAACACCCGAAAAAATGTGGGAATACTTTGAAGCATATCGCCAAAAAGTAAAAAGCAACCCTATTTTAGTTCAAGACTTTGTCGGTAAGGATGGGGATGAGGTAAACAGAAAGAAAGAACGACCATTGACATTAGAAGGCTTTGAACTCTATTGTTACGATAACGACATTATAAGCGATTTAAGCCATTATTTTGCAAATTTAGATAATAGGTACAGCGATTATATAGCTATCTGTTCACGCATAAGGAAAACTATTAAAGATGACCAAATACAAGGAGGTATGGCAGGAATCTACAACCCAAGCATAACGCAGCGACTAAATGGATTGACTGATAAGAGTGAAGTAAGGCATATTGAGCAGCCACTTTTTCCTGAGTAAACAGCAATTCAAATAAATTTAGTAAGCCAAAACAAAGGTTTTGATTTAAAATACCACCATTCACATAAATAATGTTTAAACGTACAACCGCAATAAATAGATTATTGAAGTTAACTGCCCGAAAAAAGATTATACAAGGCGGAACAAGTGCAGGCAAAACATTTGGAATCTTACCCATCTTAATTGATAGGGCAAGCAAAACATCACATCTTGAAATATCAGTAGTTTCAGAAACAATCCCACATCTTCGCAGGGGTGCAATGAAAGACTTTTTAAAAATAATGGAATGGACTGGTCGTTATTCAGATTTGAATTGGAATCGTTCATTACTTACCTATCGTTTTGCAAATGGTTCTTACATCGAGTTCTTTTCAGCCGAAATGGAAAGCAAGTTAAGAGGTGCAAGAAGAAATATCCTATACATTAACGAAGCGAATAACATAACCTTTGAATCTTACCACCAATTAGCAGTCAGAACAAGTGGCGAAATATGGTTAGACTTTAACCCTACCAATGAATTTTGGGCACATACGGAGTTAATGAATGATGAAGACACCGAACACATCATATTGACCTACAAAGATAATGAAGCACTACCTAAAACAATTATACACGATATTGAAGCAGCCGAACTAAAAGCTAAAACCTCAACTTATTGGGCGAATTGGTGGCAAGTATATGGATTAGGGCAAGTCGGAAGCCTGCAAGATGTTATTTTTGACCAATGGAAGCAGATTGACACGATACCCGAGAAAGCGGAACTTGTAGGACATGGAATGGATTTTGGATTTACGAACGACCCGAGTACACTTGTAGCAATATATAAATATGAAGGCAAACTAATCATTGATGAATTACTCTATCGAACAAACATGACAAATAACGACTTAGGTAACTTTCTGAAATCAATTCAATTTGGGCGCAAGGAGTTGATATGTGATAGTGCTGAACCTAAGTCAATAGAAGAACTAAGGCTGCAAGGATTTAACGTTAGACCTGCAGTTAAAGGTGCAGATAGTATCAAGATAGGAATAGACATACTTAAACGATACGAGATACAAGTAACTAAGAACTCAACCAATCTAATCAAAGAGTTAAGGGGTTACACATGGGAGAAGGATAATGAAGGCAAACTTACAGGCAAACCAATAGATAGTTTAAACCATTGTATTGACCCTATGAGATATATCGCACTCTTAAAATTAAATAACCGACCAAGTGGCAAATATTCAACAATTTCAATCTAAACTTATATTTATAAAAGATGATAGGCAATTACAACCAACTAACGATTAAACAGTTTTTAAAGATTAAACTAATTAGCGAACTAGAACAAGACCCACTTCACAGAAAGGTTTTGATATTGAGTGAAATTAGTGGTATTTCAGTTGATGAAATCGAAAGTATGCCAATAGGCGAAATGATAGACGCATTAAAAGGACTTGACAAGATTGATAACCTGCAAGCGGATGAAAAGATAAAGTTGAAATTCAAAGTGGGTGGTAGGCGATTCATTGTTAAATGGAAAGAACAAGAATTAACAAGTGAACAATTTATCGATGTTAGTCACTTTTGCAAAGAGCCTGAAAAGATATTGAGTAACATTCATAATATACTTGCTTCAGTTTGTGTTGAAAGGAATTGGTATGGTAAAGAATTAGGGTACAAAGGCGATAATCACAAAGAGATTGCAGATTTATTCTATAATGAGATGAAAATATCGACCGCTTATCCTATCATGCTTTTTTTTTGCAAATACTACGAGGCATTGCAGCGAAATATCCTAATCTATTTGGAATCGGAGGCGATGAAAGCGATGGACAGCACGAAGGAACTGATGGAGAAATTCAAACTTTTAGAACCAAATGGGGATGGATTGCCAGCATAAACGATATATGCAAAGATGATCGCACTAAATGGGATTACTTTTTTAAAATGAATGTAATTGAGTTCTTAAACACGATGACATTTTATAAAGACAAAAGCGAACACGAAAAAGAAATATGGACAAGGCAGCAGCAGCAGCAATAGGCGCAAAGTTTGGGGAGTCAATAAAAGACTATACAAAAGCAAGTGAGAATATCATTGAGGCTATTGTTATGCAGCATTGTGAGGAAGGTATAAAGCTAATGTCTAAACAGATTAAATCAAAGGCAAGAACAGGTCAAGCAAGTACATTGGCAGCAAGTATGAGTAATATGCCAGTTAGGATAAGTGCAACTAAGTTTCAAGTGAACACAATTAGTACTGAGTATTATGCTGACTTTGTAGACAAGGGAGTAAAGGGAGTTAGGAATAGAGGCAAAGCACCAAGCAGCCCTTATAGTTTTAAAAACTTAGGAACATCAAAAGCGATGGTTGAATCGTTTAAAGATTACATCGCAAGAACTGGCAGCAAGTCAATGAACAAAAAAACATTGATAAGAAAGAACAAGAAAAAACAATCAGACCTAATAACAAAAGAAGCTAAACAAATGGCAGTAGCAACTAAAATTGGAGGTATTAAACCGATGAATTTTATTAGTAAAGCAGACAATCCACAAAGGACAAAACAACTTGCAGCAAGTTTAGCAGCGGCATTAGGTAAGGCAATGGCAAAGAATATAAAAATATCAATCAATGGCAATTAACATCATATCAAATCCTAACAGCGTAGTGAGTGCATTTAATCAAATGGCATTCAATGTTAGCAGTACACAAGCAGGTCAAAGCAATTTTAATTTTATAGCTGATGTATATGTGAGTGGAATTACTAACGCAGTAAGTCGAATTGCAATACCAAAACAACCAAGTGTAAATACTTGTTTGATTGATGCAAGTCCGATATTGAAGAATTATGTTAAAAATGATTTCTTTAATGTGAATTCGGGTTTATATTGTGAGCCTAACTTAAATAGCAGGGTTAAATATTATGTTCAATTTGGGGAGTTGTATGATGTTAGTGGAGTGCCTACAATTTATGATAACCTTAGAAGATTTCCGACATCGGGAAGTAATACCGCAGTAAATTCGATATTTGGATTTGAGCAATTCAACACTAATGTTTGGAATGGTTACGATGTAAGCGGATTTGGTTTCTTAACTAATATACCTGAAAGAATAACTATTGAGCAAGGTCAAGAATTAAGATTAAGTTTTTATGACCCAAGTAATTTGATAAGATATATTTATGTCGATGGTGTTTATGAAGATTATATTGTTCCAAATAAAGTAAGTGGAGAGTATCTGTATAACGTAAATATTAAAAACTGTCTTGGTATAAGCGACCCTTATCAAACCATAGGCACACATACAATAACACTTGCTAATAGTTTTGTCGCAGCCGTTAAAACCATAACCATTGAGATAGTTGCTAAATGTTCTAAATTCGATACAATACGTTTACATTGGCTAAATAACTTAGGTGGGTGGGATAGCTACAACTTTACAAAACAATCCATTAAAGCGATGGACATTGAACGAAAGCAGTTCAAGAAAATGATGTCAATACGATATTCAAAGAGTGACAGATTAAAGACTAATTACAATACAACCATAATAGATAAGTTACAAATAAATTCAGATTGGATAAGCGATGATATGGCTGATTGGTTTCAAGGGTTGCTTACAAGTCCGATAGTGTACTTAGAACGTGGCAGCGATAACTTTGTTTCAATTAACATTACCAACTCATCATACCTCATTCAAGAATATTTGAATGGTCGGAAACTTCACAACTTGCAATTAGATATTGAATACTCATATAATCGTTATAGTCAAAGTTTATAATGCAAAAGACAGAACTAAAAATATACGCAGATTCAAAATACTTTAATGTGGACTTATTCGATAATGAGCCTATTGAACTAACGAAGTCTATAATTGAACTGACCGAACCCGAACAAAGGAAGTCAGACTATACAAAGACTATCAATATACCAGGAACTGCAAACAATAATTCAATCTTCTCAAACATATTCGATGTAAACCACTCGATATTGAATGGAGATAACGCTAACTTTTATGTAGACTTTGACCCACGCAAGAAAGCTAATTGTATTCTATATCGTGAGGAAATCCCACAGCTAAGAGGCTATTTGCAAATGACCTCAATTAATATAATTGATGAACAAAATATCACTTATGAATTAGTAGTTTATGGTAGAGTGGCTAACTTGTTTCAAGATGTCGGAGATAAGTTATTGACCGATTACGATTTCAGCGAATACACTCACTTATGGAACGAAACGAATGTAAGAAACTCAATCAATACTTCAATTATAATCAATGGTGTTACCGCAGCTTTCCAATATGGCAGGGGTTACGTTTACCCTTTGATTGATTATGGATTTGACAATAACAAACAACAGACTTATAATGTTGACCAACTCTACCCTGCAATTTATGTAAAGACTATTTTAGACAAGATTTTAAAAACACATGGTTATCGTTACGAAAGCACAATCCAATCAAATAACTTTTTAAACTCAACAGACTTTAAGCGGTTGATAATCCCTGCAAGTGGAGTTCCTAAACTAACATCAAGTCAAGTAATAGATAAGACTTTTGTAGTAGATAGAACAAGCGATGACAATTTAGGTGCAGCAACTAATAATGCAGTTAAATTAATGTTTGACCACACTGCGCACGATACAGACCCTGCAGGTGTAGCAGTCGACAATTCATCATGGGTTGTACCTACTAATGAAGGAGGAACTTATAATTTTGTTTTAAATTTATTCTTTAATATTGAGTTGAATGGTAGTATTACTTTATATAATGGAGAAAATATTGGTTTTGCTATGAATGTTTATATTGAAAATACAAGTGGCAGACTATTAAATCCTGGTGGTACTTCTCAATTAGTAACAATGGATGTAAATAATAGAACTCAAGATTTAAGTTGTGTATTTCAAACTGATAATAGGTTACTTTATGTTGGTGAAGAGATTATTGTTAAATGGCAAATTACAAAAGTTTTTATATCCGATCCTAATTTTGGCAAGAATTTTTATACTCCGAATGCCTTATATATAACTATCAAAACTGGAACACAATTTTACGACATACCGAAACCTGAACTATCTGAATTTTCTTATGTTAATCCGACAAGTGCACTTCCTGAATTAAAGGCAAAAGACTTTCTTACTGCATTGATTAAAATGTTCAATCTTTACATTGAGCCAAATCAACTTGATGATAGATTGTTAGCGATTGAGCCGAGAGATATTTATTATAATGATAATGTAGTTGACATTACCAACAACTTAGATGTGAGCAAAGACTTCATTCAGAAACCTATGGGGGCATTAGACTTCAAAAGACTTGAGTTCAGTTATGCAATAGATGATGATTATTGGAACAAAGACTACACAGACAAGTATAATTATAATCATGGATTTAAGAGGTTAGATGTGGACAATGATTTTTTAATTGAGACAAAAAAGATTGAATTGCCATTCGCACCTACACCATTAGCAAGGCCTACAACTGATAGGATTATACCACAGATAGTATGGTGGAAAGACCAAAATTCAGTTAATGGTAGGGTAAATAAAACAGCAAAGCCGAGAATATTATATTATGGTGGATTGAAGTATACAGGAAAACCATTGACTATTAACTCAAATGGAACACCACCAACAAACACACCATATTCAAGCTATGGTTATGCAGGGCATATTGACGAGCCTGCAAATCCTAACTATGATTTAAATTGGGCTACATCGCAAGAGATTTACTACACTATTGGGGGATTAACACCGATTACGATAAACAATCTTTATAAACGATATTGGGAGAAAAATATCAAAGAGATAACAGATAAGGACAGCAAGATAATCGAGTGCTATATGTACTTTAATAATGTCGAGTTGCAAAACTTATCATTCAGAAACTTGTATAAAATAGACCGACAATATTATAGACTATACAAAGTCGAAACAGACTTGAATAGCAACGAGCCTGCAAAATGTCAGTTTTTAAAATTAAAGAATATCAATGTTCCATTAGCAGACCAAGTATTAATCAATGGCGGTTCGCAAACAATAGAGGGCGAAAGGTACACACCAATAATTAGTCAAACACCAAATAGGATTGATGTAATAAATCAAAGAGAAAATTTTAGCATAGAAGTAGGAAGTGCAATGGGAATATCAGATTATAGGATTGAGCCAAAATCGCAATTCATAAAAGTAAATAATAATGTGTACTTACCACCTGCGAATGCTTCATTTGATTATGATAATAACAAGTCAATAGAGATTAAAATTTACAATAACCATAGCGGTAATATTAGAGTTTACACCGCAGTAGATTCGCACAACGTATCAAGCAGAACAGGAATCATATTTTATTCAGATGGAACAAATTGGTATCATTTATAAGTCATGGCAGAAGAGAAAGTAATAATAGAAACAGAGGTTAAACTCGGGAACTCGACCAATTCGGTTAAGAGTTTAAAAGCAGAGTTAAGACAAGTAACAAATGAACTTGCAAACCTTGAAGAAGGTAGTGAAGCATTTATACAAGCAGCTAAAAAAGCAGGTGCATTAAAAGATAAAATCGGAGATGTAAAAAACACGATAGGTGCATTTAATCCTGAAGCCAAATTTAAAGCATTAGGCGATGTTGTAGGAATAGCAGCCAATGGATTTGCAGCGATGCAAGGTGCAATGGCTTTAGTGGGTTCAGAAAGCAAAGAACTAAACAAAGTAATTGCACAAACGCAAGGCGCAATAGCATTAGCAACAGGATTGAATGGATTATTGGGTATGGGAGATGCCTTCAAGAACTTAAAAAGTGTTGGAACTGATGCGCTAAAAGGGATTAAAGGTGCAATAGGTGCAACAGGAATAGGACTAATAGTTGTTGCAGCAGGGTTATTGCTTGCTAATTGGGAAGCAATATCAAAAGCAGTTAAAGAAAGTTTCCCTATCTTCAATAACATAGGTGCAATATTTGATAAACTTCGTGAGATTGCTTATGGTACAGGTGAAGTTATAAAGAATGCAATATTAATGCCTTTCAAAACTATTGGGAAAGCAATACAAGGCGATTTTGCAGGTGCAATAGAAGAAATAAAAAACGGATATAATATTATTGGCAATTATGAAAAAGGTGCGGAGAAAGGTCGTGAAGCGAATAGACAAGCAGCAACAGAGGAAAGACTAAAAAATTTAATTAAAGAAAAGGAAGATGAACTTGAAGTAAACAAGGCAAGAGGAAAAGATACATATAAGGAAGAATTAGCACTCAATAAACTAAAACAACAAGCAGCAAAGGACAATCAAGAAGAATTAAAAAAAATACAGCAAGAAGAAAAGGTATTAATTGCAGGTCATAAAAAAGACTTAGCAGATAAGGCAAAAGCAGCAGCAGAAAAACAAAAAGCAGAGGATAAAAAAAGAGAAGAAGAAACGAAATCATTCAGAGATGCAGAGGCGCAATATGATGCTGAATTATTAAAGAAAAAATTAGAAAGGCAAAAGGAATACGACAAACAAGTAGAAGATAATAAACAATATAATTACGAACAAAAATTATTAGATATTGAAGATGAAAAGAAATTAAATCAAGAGGTTGCAAAAGACACAACAAAAACTGCAGAGGAAAGGTATGAAGCATTAAAAAAATTAAATGAACTTGGTGTATTATCTGACGAGCAAGCAAAAGACGCAAAAATAGCAATAGCAAAAGCAGAGAATGATGCAAGAAATGCAGCATTAGCAGAGGGCGCAAATGTATTAAACCAAGCAGCCGAATTATTAGGTAAGAATACAGCCGAAGGTAAAACATTAGCAGTTGCATCGGCTACAATCTCTACTTATTTATCAGCGCAAAAAGCATTTGAATCATTTGCAGGTATTCCTGTTGTGGGTGTAGGTTTAGGTATTGCAGCCGCAGGTGTAGCAGTTGCATCAGGTTTAGCAACTATTAATAAAATATTATCAGTTCCAGTACCAGGTGCAAGCGGAGGTGGTGGCGGTGGGTCAATGCCAAGTATGCCAGCAGCACCTGCAATGAGACCAACAGGATTCTCAACAGGGCAACCAAGCCAAACACCTCCGAAAGTAGAACCACAAAAAGTATTTGTAGTGGAAAGCGATATAACTAACTCACAAAACAAAGTAGCACGAATACAAAGCAAAGCAACTATTCAATAATTTAATATTTAAAAGAGTATGGCAATAGATAAAAGAATACCGATTTATAGATTCGTAGTTGGTGAGGATGATGAAGCAGGAGTTACCGCAGTTGCATTAGTTGATAACCCTGCAATCGAAATGAATTGGCAAGCATTCGCAGCAAGTAAAATATCATTTGATTTTGATGATACACTTTCAACTACAAGAGGTCAAGAATTAGCACAACAATTAATTGACAAGGGTGCAATAATCTATATTATATCTGCACGCCAAGATGTGCAAGGTATGCTTAAAACTGCAAAAGATTTAGGCATTCCTGATTCAAGAGTATTCGCAACAGGAAGCAATAAGGCAAAGATTGAAAAGGTTAAATCATTAGGCATAACAAAGCATTACGATAACAACTCTGATGTCATTAAAGAATTAGGAAGCATAGGAAGCAAGTTTGCAAATGATAAAATCACTTGCAGTAATTGTGGGCATACTTGGATGATTAGCGATGGTGGCGAAGACCCTTATATGTGCAATGTGTGCGGAATGGAAAATCAATTTATAGTTGAGCCAAAAGATAATGAAAGCGAAGATGAATTTATTAGTAGATGTATAGCAGTTGAGGTGGGTAATGGTTACGACCAAGAACAAGCAGCCGCAATGTGTTATTCAAAATGGAATGAACAAAAGATGAGCAAATTTTCATCTAATAAAGAAAAGAAAATAATAAGCGGTGCATTAATGGTCGCAGATTTGCCAATATATCGCAAAGATGAACAAGGCGAATATTATGGATTATTTACAGCCGAAGACATCTATAACATACGCAATAAGTTCTTTAAAAATAACAATACGAAATCGGTCAATGAAATGCACGACCCAAACAAGATGGTTGATGATGTGTATATGATTGAATCATTTATTATAGACAGCAAGCGAGGAATAAACGCACCAGATGGATTGAAACTAACTGATGGGTCATGGTTCGGTAGTTACAAAGTAGACAATGAAGAAATATGGAATGACTTTATAAAGACAGGGGAGTTCAAAGGTTTTAGTGTAGAGGGTGTATTTAAGACCACTAAGATTGATTCTAAGCCACTATCTATTATTGAGCAAGCTATTGACATCATTAAGCAAATTGAAGACTAAAAAAGCAACGTAAAAACAAATTAATATTTAATAATAAAAAGAACATGACACCTAAAGAAGCATTAACAAAATTAACAATGTTATTCAGTAAAGAAATGGCAGCACAACAAGCAAAATTACAAGATGGAACTATCATATCGTGGGAAGGCGAATTAAAAGAAGGCGCAGCGATTATGGTAGTTGATGAATCAGGCAATATGACACCTGCACCGGATGCAACTCATGTATTAGAAGATGGAACAGAGATTTACACAGTTGGTGGTTTGGTAACTGCAATTGAAAAACCAAGCGAAGACCAAGGTCCTTTAGAAATGTCAAGCGAATTTGAGCAAATATTCACTAAGCACATCGAACAATTTAGCGGTGTAATTGGTAGAGTTGAAGCATTAGAAAATTCATTTGCAGAATTGAGCAAAGTAATTGCAGATTCAAAAGTAGATGTTGAAAGCAAGTTCAGCAAAGTAGTTGAATTAGTTGGAGAGATTGCAACTGAACCAAGTGTTAGCACACCAGCACCAAAGAACTTATTGTTCAAAAAAGACAAGCCTGCAAAATCTGCAGTTGAGTTATTCATGGAATTTAAAAAATCACAAAATAAATAAAAAAAAATTATGGCATTTTCATTTAGCAATTTATCAGATTACACCAAGACCAATGAGCAGATGCTTATTGTTAAGTCTTTCTTCACCCCAAAGACTGCAACTTACATGCAGAAATTAACAGGAGTGAAATTCGCAATGCAAGTACCTTCATTAACCGATGATTTCTATTGGAAAAATGGTGGAACTTGTGGACTTTTAGACGCATCAGGTAACACTACAATTTCATCAAGAAATTTAACAGTAGCACCTATCAAGATTGAAAAATCTTGGTGTATTGCAGACCTAGAAAAGAAGTACACACAGCTTTTATTATCACCAGGTTCACAATACGAATCACTACCAGGCGGAATTGATGAAGCATTTATGAACTTCATTATTGGCGCACAAGGTGAGAAAGTAGAGATTGCATTATGGCAATCAGTATCGGGTGGTGGTTCAAGTGACTATACATCTAAATTTGATGGTTTAATTCAAATCATTGGAGCAGCTACAGGTGTTATAAGTGCAAATGCAAGTGCATATATTACACCAGTAACAGCAGTAACCTCATCAAACATTATTTCAGTATTACAAGCTACATATCAAGCTATTCCTGCTGCAATTTTAGACAAAGAAGATTTAAGAATATTCATAGGTCAAGATTGGTCAAGATTGTATCAATCTGCATTAGTTAATACAAATGCTGCATATGTTATGAATAATTACATAAACACAGATGCAACAGGTGAGTATTATTTATTGGGAACAAACGTAAAGATTGTACCAGTACCAGGATTAAATTCAACTAATAAGGCATACGCACTAAGAACAGGAAATATGTTTATGGGTGTAGACTTAGAGAATGAAGAAGAAGAAATGAAGATGTGGTATTCTCAAGATTACGATTCAGTATTCATGAGAATGAAGTTTAAGTTAGGAACTCAAATCTCACAACCTACAGAGATAGTAAAATTCATCGTATAATTTAAGGGGGTTAATAGCCCCCTTTTTAAACTTAAAAGGAGAAACAAAATATGCCATGTGCAATAGTTAGTTCATACGCCTTAGACTGCAAAGATGCAGTTGGCGGTATTAAAAATATTTACATTACAGAACTTGCAAATGTTACAGCAGTAACAGAGAATGCAAGTGGATTTGTAACAGCAATCACAAAAGCAGGTGGAACAAAGTTTTACAAGTATGCTTTGTTACCAAGAGCGAAAAACGATTTTAGTCAAAACATTATGGCTGATGCAGCATTGGGAACAGTTGCATACGAGCAAACCATAAACACTAATTTTACAAAGTTGGCTTATGTAACTCAATTTCAATTACAGACTTTGATTGCTAACAGATGTTCAGTTATTGTAGAAACTAAATCGGGTCAATACTTTTTGTTCGGAAGAGAAAATGGGGTTGAAGTAACCGCAGGTAGTGCAGCATCGGGAGCAGCGATGAATGAATTTAATGGTTATATCTTGACTTTTACCGGAATGGAAAAGGCATTAGCGAACGAAGTTAGTTCAAGTATTATCGCAGGATTGCAATCTTAATTACTTATTTTTTTAGAAACTTAAAACCACTTCATTTATTGGAGTGGTTTTTTTTAGCAAAATTTTCAAACACTTATATATATAGTTAGATGTTAAGAGTTGAACAAAATACAATCCAAAATATAATTCTTACTTTAACCGAAAACAAGGTTGATAAAAGAGAGTATTATTTAATGGAATGTACTAATCAAGTTACAAATGATATTGCATATAGTATCTTATCGAATGATTTAAGCGCATATCCTGAAAGATATAATGAGTTTGAGTTTACAGTATCACAATCCTTTGTTGATGGGAAAGACAATAACATTAACTTACTCTATTCAGGATTTTATACTTATGTTGTA